TTTATTGTGACGAACTATCATGTTTTCATGGAACTGACATTTGTTACCATTGAATCCCATTGTTATCATACCACCTGTACCATAACGAACCTTTGCAGCAACAATCTGATTTTGTTCGGGACCGAGTTCTGAATCAGAGTATTTGTCTTTGTATTCATAGTAAACAAACAATATGTTTTCTGCAACTTGTTCTATGCTACCACCTTCAGACAAATCAGACATCTTTGGTACTTTGTCAATACGAGCTTCAATGTTACGATTGAGCTGACTTACAAGAATAGGTATGCAGTTATACCTTTTTGCAGTTTCTTTGTAAGAACGCATGATTTCCTCAATCTCAAAACGTCTGCCTTCATTCTGCGATTTAACACGAATCAATTGTATGTAATCATCAAGAATAATATCTGGTTTGTATTTACTGATTACTGCATTGCTATCAGTAAGAGTAAATAGTTTGTCAAACATAAATAATTGGTCTTTGTATTGCTTAAAGTTTTTCATAGCAACATTTAGATGATTTATTGTTTTTTCATCCATATTTCTACCACCCATACGAATGTTTGAGTAATATAATTCTTTATGAGAAAGCACAAGTAACTTCTTCATCATTTCTTTGTTATTCATCTCACGATTAATCATCATTACTTTCAAACCTTGTTGGAGTAGATTGTAACATAGATTAACAACAAGTGTAGTTTTGCCATGACCAGGTCTACCGCCAATTACAGTGATCTCGCCACGAGTCATGCCACCAGCCATATTGTTTAGACTATCAAAACCATACTTTACAAGATTTACAGATTCATAGATACTGTCTTCTGTTTCTGAAATAAGGTCTTCAAGGTCGAACTCTTGTCCTGTAGTTATACTTTGAAACTCTGAGCTAACTTTATTTACATCATCTACAAGAGCATTGAATTCTTTATTATCTTTAAACGCATTGTCTTGTATCTTCATTGTAGATTTAATTAGTTTACGTTTAAGACTCTTTTCTGCAACAATTTTAGCATAGTCTTTCATCTGATGATTCATACCAGTTTCAAGTAAACCAGTAAGAAAGTATGCATTGATATCATATTTCTTTTTATCTTTCTCAGTAAGAGAAGCCATAATAGTAATAGGATTGATTTCGCTTTCTTTCTTTTGTAGTTCTGCAATCTTCTGATAGATTCTTGCATTTGTCTCATTGTAAAACATTCTTGAATTAGTAATATATTTTTTACATTCTTCTAAGGTTGCATTATCATTCATAATAATGCCTAGCACTGCTTCTTCAGCCTCTAGGCTTTGGGGCATTAGTTGTAAATCACTCATTTATTTTCCTCACATTAGTTTCTGCACCGATTCTAGTTTTTTCTTTTTTAATAGTAGTCTCTCCATTAGCGTCAAATCCTTTTGCATTATCAAGCATTACAAGACAACCAAATTCACTTTTACTTAAAAGTGTACCTGTAGTGTCTTGTCCTTGTATAAGAAATTTGTCGCCTACTTCAAGGTCAACTAGAAATAGTATTTTGTTTTTCAATTAAATCACCTCTTATTTTGACTAGGTCTTTTAACAATTTTTCAAATGCATTTTTATAATCAGTTTTATTAAATAACATTGAACTTGACCTAGCTAATTGTAAAGCGATGATAAGCCAGTTTATTTCAGACATATGGAATCTGATGTTTGAATTAGCTTCTTTACTCATAGTCTACTTTCTATAAACAAACGACCATTATAGATTGTTATAATGACGCCAACCATTTATTACATAACAGGAGTCCAGTACACCACATACTAAAGGACACATTTATCAGCCTCCGATGACTTTTTAAAAAAACTTTGTCAAAAGAGACAGACAACCAAATGGTCGTTTATTTATTTTTTTATTATTTGTGTGTTGCTTTCGAATGGAGTCCAAATCCACGTTTCGAAAGGGTTACTAATTTAGGCAAATAACATATTATATGCACGAAGTTTTAACATGTTACCACTGCCAAACATTGCATAACCATTAGCTTTTCTTGTTTCAGAACTGCCATGATCTACAAGGTCTGTCACTGCATTGAACATACGCCAATTGCCATGTTCTATTTCAGTGTATTTCTCGTAGGATTTTTCTAAATCTTCTACAAGATTCATACCTCTAGTACTATACATAGGAGAAGTCCATGTTGTCTGTTTTATACCATTACTATCTTTTCTAGTAATAGGTCTTGGTTTTTCTTCTAGTCTCCACAATTTAGTACCAAACTCATGCGGTGATTTATAACTCTGAACAAGTGCTTTTTGTTTGATTGCATAAGTATTTAGTCTTTGTATGTTTGCTATCTCACGAATGTTATCAGCAAATGCTTTAACTCTATCTTCGCCAGACATTGTATGTTTTACACTTAATGCAGTTCTAGCATTCTTGTCTCTGTTAGCAGCAGTCCATGTGTTTGAGCACCATATGCGAATCATACCAGCAAAAAGTTTAAATGCAAGTCCACCATTATGTGAGTTTGCAAGAGTTACATAACCTTTTACATCACCTTGTTTATCGCCTGGGATAATATCTTCTACAAACTCATTATTTTCCATTTGAACAAACACTTCAGCTCCATTCTTAAATGAACCAGCTTTTGTTACGACACAGCCATATTCTTGTTCAAGTCTATCTACTGTATTCATAAAGCTGAAATTTGTTATTGGATAATATCTTTTAGATGCAACATGTAAAGTTTCCTTTGTGTCAGTTCTAAAAATTTCATGGTAGTTTGATATTACTTTACCTCCAGTATCATATATTGGAGCTGTTTTTACATCCCAGTTAAATGGATAGTCTTCTGTTGGTTTATACATAATTATTTTCCTCTCGCTTTATCTATTTGGTTTTGTATTGCTATATCCTCTAGTCTTGCGGCTATCTTAGCTTCTTTTATTTCTAAGTCTAGCCAGGGACTATTCATTGCATGTTCAAAGTAATCATTTTCGTTCATGTTTTCTTCTTGCAAGTCCAATGCAAGGTTTTTTACTGCACCCATGTGTTGCCTCCTATTGTTGTTTGTTATGTGTTATGTCTGGTGGATTGTTACCATATTTTGCAGACTCAATCTGTTTTTTCTTTGTCCATGCTTTTGCATTATGTTGTATCATTGTTTTAAGATAGGGAAGACCTTTGCCTTCTAAATGATACTGAGCTAATAGATATTGTGTTACTGTTGTGCTAACAATATCATAATCTATTATATCAATAAGATACATAAGTTGATTCCAATGTCTATTAAGAGTAGGTTTATCAAAATGGCTTTTTAATTTTTTGCCAATGTATATAAGGTTTTCTCTTAGATGTTCAGGAATATCTTTAAATATTATCTTTGCTTCAATTGATTGTTGTTTGCGAGCATTGGTATATCCACATGATGGACATCTCATTCTTCTAGTATTCCTCTGTTTCTTGACCATTTGTTAAAGTCAGTAAGTAATACATCATGGTCATATTTTGTTGGAAATTGACTTGAGCAATCATTGCTAAATATCCAATTCATCATGTCTTCAAAGTCACCACCATGATCCATTAACATTTTATCTAACATTTGGTATTGTTTTTTTAATCTTAGACCTTCGTATTCTCTTTGTCTCATATTTACCTTTCTAATATGAGGCTAGTATTACCTAGCCCCATATTTATTATCTATTTAGAATGGCAAATCATCATCTTCTTGGTTGACTGTGCCATTAGTATTCGTAGCTACTGGTTGGTCATCAGAAGGGAAGAGCAACATTTCTTTTGCAGTTGTTCTTTGATTACCTTCTTTATCAGTCCACTTTTGATGTTTTACTTCAATAAAACATTGTCTACCTATAGCTAAATCAAGGTCTATCTCAACAGGTAATGTAAACGCTTTACGTTTTTGTACATTACCTTTAGAGTCTTTTTGTTCAACAATACTTTCTTCAATCTCATAACCACCGACCTCAAGAAACTTCATGTATCTAACATTGTTCGATTGATTTGGTACATGTAGCAATGTATCTAAACCAATTGATTTAATGTGTTGAGCATCTTTCCAAATCCATATTGGTGATGACCATACATGTCTTCTTGCTTCTGAAGCATTATCGTCTGTTATTTTGTATTCTACCTCAAGCATATCAGCAACATGGTATACTCCGTCTTCATTGCGACTTTGTATTACTTTGTCTGAATGCTTCTTTGTTACTTTTACAACTTCAGCTTTGTATTTACCTTCTGCCACAGGTTCGTTTGAACGTTGTGGTTTGTCATCAGGTATAAACGTTGTTGTTTCCATTTGTAACATACTCATTAATTGTTCTCCTTATAGTTGAACTCGTTTTTTACTTCGTTTAAGAACATTTCATAGTTAGTAACATTCACAGAACCAGCTTTGATCTTTGTGCCAAGATTCCGTTCTATTGCTTCTATTTCTTTGCTCTTCTTTGGTTGTTGTTGTTTTAGGTTGTCAAACAATTCTCGTATGACTGCAAGTTGTTCTTCACCTAAATCAAGTATTTGTTTGCGATAAACATCATCAGCAATGTTGCACATCCTGTTAATAGCTCTTTTGAGAGCGTTTGAGTTTGCAGCAGCAATGTTGTAATCAATGTTGACGACATTCTCTGGTGTATGCGGTTGTCCTTTTTTGAATTGAACTCTTGCAGAACCAGGAGAAAAGAAATGTCTTTGTACGCCATTGTCATTAATTATAAGCGTGCCAGCTACATATACCCATTCGCCACCAAGAAACTGCACAGGATTATCACCTGAGTGTACCCAAGACCAATTAGGAAAATGTTTGTTAAGCATATGACGCATCCATGCCTCTTCAACATAATCTTGATTGTCTTTTTGTTTTATTTGTTTTTTTGGTGTTGGTATTTCAGAACGCAAGATTGCATCGTTTCTCATTAAGTTTTCTCTTGCTTTCATTTCTACCAAATCACTTGGTAATTGTGGCTCTATCGCTACGTTTTTATTTTGTGTTTTGCGTTTCATAAACTACTCCTTCATAGTTTTCATTTGCGGGATTATCACATACTTTTTTGAAATTGCATAACTTGCAATCCCAATCTGTATATGGTACTGTTTTAGACTCTGTTGGCTCTGTTGGATTGTCTACAATCTTTTGTGCTTCTTGCCAATAACGTTCAGCAAAAAGTATATAATCTGTAGACACATCAACTTTATTGATTTGACTAGTATTTTTATTATAACCAATCAATGCCATCTCTTCAATATTTCTTAATCCATATTGTTTGCCATAGTTTTTTTCTAAGATGTATGCGTATGTACCAAGTTGAAATCTGTAATGGTCACCTGATGTTGTATCAATAGGTCTACGTTTACCAAATGTTTTAGTCCACGCCCATTGATTAGCAGTTTTGTAATCATACAGATATCCTTTGCCTTCTTCGTCTATAATTAATAAATCAAAACTACCACCTATGTTTAAGTCTCTATCAAATATGTAATCTTCTGCATATTTACGAGGATAATCAGCAAGTGTAAGTGCAGCATCAAGGTCAATGCCAACAAGATTGCCAAGCTGAAATACTCTTAATAGTTGTTTTGAAAATGGTTCTTCAAGTTCTGGTTTATATTTTTTATACCACATTTTTTTAGAACATTGTCCGCTCGAAGATGCAGACATCCTACCAGCTGATTGTGTTGCTCTTAGCTGATTATGTACTTTGTTTTTTTGTTCTAAATAGTAGTCGTATGCTCCGATAATATCGGGCTTACTCACTTGTAACCAAGTCTGTTAATGTGATGTTGTGAATTGACTTCATGTCTTCTGCGATCCTCCCATTTGTTTGTTTCGTTTACGATTGTTTTCTGATGTTTTTGCCTAGATTTCCACTTACTACCTCTAAGTTCTACAAACGTTTCTTGTACTTTACGTCTTGCTCTAGTAATAGAAGACATAGAAGTATATCGTTTTGTATTTAGTCTTTTGAAAAACTCAACGACATCTATTGCATGATAAGGTTCACCTGGTATATAGAATACTGGGTCAATCTTAGCGTAGTACATAAAACATAGTTTGCTATCGCTGTCTCTAGTCTCTGGATGATTGCGTAGTATCTTTTCAACTACTGTTATCGTGTCTTTATTCATAACGTTCCTTTTCGTGATTATCGTTATGAGCTATGTAAACAATATTGACAGGTCCAACTGTCGGTATATTGTGCATGTTGCTCGTTAAATATTACTAATTATTTACTCTAAATCCTAGTATTATTATACATAGAGCGAGAGAGACATAAGAAAAAGAGAAAGAAATTATGCCTCTCTGCTCGTGGGGATGCTTACTTGCGTAAGTAATTTGATAGAGTATTTATACCACTACCTTTATCAGTGCATACTAATGTAAAATACGGAATCTCAGGGTCATCCTGATTGTCGTATGCTATATCACTAGCTTGTTCTACAAGAGTATCTTTACTTGTTTTAGAATCTAATCCAGTTAGTTCTTCAAGTTCAGACTTAGATAGTACTGCAAAATATTTTTGACGTTCTTCTTTATCATTTAAGAATCTTGTCATCAATACATCATGTATACTATCTATCTCTAGTTCTGTAAACAATACATCAAGGTGTTCGTATGTACTATTTTCATAATGTTTTGTAAACCAATACGATGTCATCTCTTCAAGTAAATGTGCATCATTTTTAATTTTAACATCATGAAGAGGGTGGAATGCTGGTTCTGTATCATCTTGCCACCTGTATGGTTTGACAAGTGACAAATCAGCTTCTTTTACATTAATAAGCCAATCAAGTACAATTAAATTGCCATTTTCATCTTTTTGCATTGCGAACACATTCTTTTTAATATGTTCTTGAACAATAGGTGCTGCCCATTTGTTGAACTTATTGTATTTTAGCTTATGTGGATCACTTGGTTCAGCAGTTGTGCTTTCTGTTTCTTCAACATCATTGATAACAGGTGCATCATCTTTTGGTATATTGACATATAATACAGGATTAAATACACTATTAAAACCTACAATCTCTACTTTTGATAATGATATTCCACATTCTTTCTTCACTTTTGTTTTTAGTGATGATAGTTTGTTTTTGAAATCAAAACCAATTGTAGCATCAGAAATACTATAGCTAATATTATCCTTTATTGGTATTTCATTCTTTTGTAGAAATCTGCCAATTTCTGTCTCAGCTAAGAATAATCTTAGTAGAAAATCATCGTCTTGACACCATTGCTCTTCTGCATACTCTTCAAACAATGTAGATTGATATTCATGTACAATGCCAAAATCTCTTTCATATGCTCTAAATACATCTTCTCCTACACAATCTTTTACGTATTCCCATTTAGCTTCATCTCTTTCAAGATAAGATTCTACATCGCTTACAAATGATGAAAACCAATCGTCATTCCAATCATAGTCTCTGATTTCTGTAATGACTTTATCTTTGACCCAATCGCCTTCATCTTTAATTCGTAAATGGTGTTTCATTGCTTTTTCTTGAGCAGCAATTGTGCTTTTAGAAATATTACGCAATGTTTGCATTACATCTGCATTAAGATGTATTTCATCATTTATTGATTCTTTAATAAATGTATGCAGGTTTACAAATGCGAGTGCATTGTTAATTACTGTACTACTTTTACCGAAGATTGTAGCTAGGTCTTTCTTTGTTCTAACTACACCATCATTATTCAATGTTTGAATCGCATCAGCCATATCAATGTAACTCATGCCAACAGTAAATACATTTGTAGATAACTGCTTGGTTACATCGTCAACACTTCCATTAGATTCAAATGCTGGTATTTCATCTAGCTTTAGTTCTTTAGCTATCTGCAATCTCATATGTCCATTAATTACGACATATTTATCACCTTCTTTGCGATATGTGATAGGGGTTTGTATACCAACTGATTTGATATTTTCTTTTAATGCTTTGTATTCAGCATTCTTTCCATTGATCTTCTGACTTCTTACGTTGCCTAAAGATATTACCTCACTTACTGGTATTGTATTCATGCGTTGCTCCTTTTGTATTTTATTATTGCTGGTAAATATTCTATTGGTTGACGAGTTTTTAACTCATCATCTAATGCTTTATACATTTCAGTCTCTTCACCATATTTTTCTATTTTAAGCTCACCATTTACTAACTCAGTATAAACTGTGCTTCGTAGTTTATTTCGAGCGTTATACAGGTATTTTGAGTCCATAGCACTTATCAGGTGGCGTTTACCTGTTGATTGACTTACATAATATTTTATTTTAGCCATTTTTTTCCTCCAGTGATTTATTTATATCATTTAATGCTTTATTTATAATTAACATTCTTGTTGATACGCCTTTTATTTCACTTGCAATCATTATTAATGCTTCTATTAATATTCTTGTCGCAAATCTGCCGTTTGCTAAATTAAATTCACAATTCATATCATCTGCGAAACCATATAAATATTTCGCAAAATCTTCTTGATTATTTTTATCCATTTTTTTCCTCCATTTTATGTGTTTTGCGTGAATGCATGTATGTTACCTCAGATAAGGCTACAATCAGCTCATGACTTGTATGGTCATCTTTGAATACTAAACTATCTTTTAGTTCAGCAAATTCCTTTTCAGTTATCTTCATTGTTGTCCTCTATCATTTGCATATCATCTTCTACTATTTCTGCAGTATATGATACACCATTTATTGAAACTACTGTTTCAGCCATTACTATTTCGATTGCGTTATCCATTGCGTTTTCTCCTTACGTTTGTTTATTGCTTAATTCTAAGGGATGAGCCTTGCAGTTACACTCATGTGTGTGCCTTAACTAATTTGTGTTATCTGATAAGCTCTGCTAAATCAGACCACGAGTTTTAATCTCGTAGACCCATCCCTGTCGCGACTAATAAATCTTTGGGGCAACATGTTAGACTGCGGAGTCCTCATACATGACGTTATATGTGTGTGTTGCCCCATGAGTCTCCTGTTAAATATAACTGATGACTCTTTGTATTCATTGTGTATGCACTATTTCTTGTTCACTATGTTGTGCTTCATAGTTGAACGAGGGTGATATCTCATTACAGCAGTTACCTCGTTTCTGTTTCTAGAATGTTTATACAATTTCGTATGCCTGACACATATCCTTTATTCCAAGACGCATCCATTGATAATTTATTTAAAGCTTCTTGTTCTACTATTGTATCTAGCAAACCTTTTAGTCTCTTTATTGCTTTATTACTGTACTTTGGCATCATAGACCTCTTGTAGTGTTTAACGTTGAGTGTATCTTATAATACTCTAATTCCTGTCTGAGTAGGTTTACTTCCTTGTTGTACGAATGTATTAGCACGAAAGCAAAAAGCAATGATGTTAAGCTTATAAAAGCTAAAAACTGATACAAATAATATAGGTTTGATTGCATGTTTGTTAGCATGTGGGTTCTCCTTTTAGTTTGTCTTTTAGTTTGTTTGCGGTCTTTTATGTATAATAAAAAGGGGAGCCGAAGCTCCCCAATGAATCACAAGTAATTAGATCAATATCAACTCACCAGTCACAGTGTTGAGTTTAGCAACCTCACCAAACTCTTCAGCCATATCTTCCCTAGACAACTCATTGAGTTCCTCTGGCATGATGAATGACTTAATCGCATCAGGCGGTAGTTGTCTCAAGTCTTGGTTACCAACAGGGGCTAAACATTCATACGAGTTGCCTGACTTACCTGTGATGGTATGCTCGATGAACTTTGATGAGCTATACCAATATCTACCCTTATCACTCTTGTTTAAAAATACATTTATTTCCATAATATCCTCCTATGGATTGTTATTTAATGAGTTTCTATCAAATTCAACCGCTCAGAGAAACTCGAAACTGAGCGTAAGGGGGATACCACACAATATAGAGTGAATACTAAAATGCTATAATTTTTGAAAGTGCTGCTTAAACGTAGTAATTATTATCCCTCATAATTGAGAGAGTAGGGTATTTTGGGGTAACTATTGGGTCTGCTATATGTGTAATGTGTGTGCCTGACCCTATTCCCAATTTAAAGGTAAAATCAGCGTTTGTCAAGACATTTCAAAGTTGTTTAAATTTTACTATGAAAAAATACATGTTAACTATTATGTATGATGATGAAAAAGACGAAATAGAATCTATTAAAGAAACAATAGACGAAGCATACGACTATCCTTACCCAAGCGATACTCGATTAATAGACAAATGTATCATGCCCCTATACGATAACTACCCTAATACTTATGATGAATTGATGTCAATAAGTATGCATAATGGGTTTGTTATCGGCGATGCGTAGTTATTCTATAAAAAAAATACAACACAAAGTCTACGATGATGTTACTGAAGTTCCAGATGATCTAGTAATACATCCTAATTGGAAAGTTGCAGAAATTGGAAATTGGGTATTGTGTGATGATGGTTCTGTTATCGAAATTCTACGTACTGGTTGGGTAAAGTTTCGTAAAACTCGTTACCGATACGTTGGAACTTGTACAGGAACATTTATCTGTAAACCCAGTATAAAAATGGATTCTTCAAAGCGAAGAAACATTTATTCGTTTGGTGGCGATAAGAATACATTAGATTCAATTCGTGACCGAAAAAACCTCACAACACAAGAATTGCTATTTGCTAAACATGTAGCACATGGCATGACCCCCGAAGAAGCCTATCTCAAAGTATATACGACAAATAATGTCGCATACGCTAAAGAACGTTCTGCAATTTTAGTTAAACAAGAAAGAGTTGTAATGGCTGTAAAAGAAGAACTTGATAGTGTATTTAAAGACTTAGGCATTGATTTAAAATATTTAATTGCAAAAGCAAAAGACGAATTAGAAATAAGCGACAGAGCCTCAGACAGATTGAAAGCACTACAAATGTTATGGGATGCTGCTGATGTAGTACCAAAAGGAACTAAAGTAACTGCAATGACAGGTGCAGTATTTCAGGGATTTAATCAGGACTTGTTAAACGATGCCAAAAGACCGCAACTCAAAGAATAGTAAAATGAGGTATAAAGGTGGATTTTCTAGCAGTTTACAGCGAAGCGGGTATGATAGGTGTCGTAGGGGCTTTATTAGTGTATATGGTCTACTCTATGAACAAAAGAGGGTCGGAGCAGGCAGACGCTTTGCAAAACCTAAAGATAGAGAACAAGGGTCAAAGTGAGACGCTTGAAAATATGGAAGGTATGATTATAAAGCTTATAAATAGATGGAATCAATCAGATGACAAACTAGATAGAAAGTTTGATGATTTAAACAGAAATATAAATGATTTAGATAATCAAGTATCAGAGATAAAAGGTTCACTAAGTCGAGTGAATGGCAAACACTAAGGAATAAACATGGAAAAGAAAATACCAAAAGGAAAAGGCAGAGTTGTTAGTTGGATGTTTGGAGGTAAGAAATATTATGGAAGATTCTTACGAGAAACAGATACTCATATCTTTGCAAGGACTCATAACAATAAAATTAAAAAAATAAGAAAGAAAGGTAAGTAATGGCTAAAGGTGTAAAACATTATTTTAAAACTGGGAAAGTTCATAATGGAGGATTTCATAAAATGCCAAATGGTCAACTTCATAGTGGTAAAACTCATGGTAAATCTTCTCAAAGATTATTTCATTTTGGTGAACTTTCTAAATCTGCAAAAGTAGTTGCTAAAAAAAGTTGGGGTAAATAATGGCTAAAACACCAGCATGGCAACGTAAGGCAGGTAAATCAAAAAGTGGTGGACTAAATGCTAAAGGTCGTGCTAGTTATAATAGAGCTACAGGAGGTAATCTAAAAGCTCCTGTTACTAAAAAAAATCCAACAGGTAAAGCTAAATCAAGACGTAAAAGTTTTTGTGCAAGAATGTGCGGAATGAAAAAAAGACTGACAGGAAAGAAGACTGCCAGTGATCCAAACAGTAGAATAAACAAAGCACTTCGCAAATGGCGTTGCAAGTGTAGTTAGGAGTAGTATATGCCTTATGGAAAGGGGACGTATGGTTCTAAGCGTGGTAGACCAGCTAAGAAAAAAAGTCCAATGAAACCAAAACCAAAATCAAGAAAAAAGAAAAAATAATGAAGGAACCTAAACGCTCTGTCGAAGACGACTTAATTGATGACTGGAATATAGATGATGCATATTGGCAGAGCGTTTTTGATGTAGATGATGCGGATATAGATGATGGAACCGAATCGTAAAACATTAGGACAAAAAGTAGTTGATTTTTTACCAAGTCAGCATAGCGACCCAAAAAGAAAAGCAGAACAAGAAAGAGGGTTGCAAGAAATTGTTGATTTACTTGTTCCTCAATCTAAAACAGAAATTGCTTTATCTGTATTACCACTTGGATTTATTGGAAAATATGGTAAAAAAGGATTAAAAGATGCAGTCGAAGCATTTAATAACTATCAGAAAACAGGAGGAATGAATAAAGAAACTTTTAAAATGGCAAGAGATACTGGTTTATTAACAAATCAAATGCACAGAGAATTTAAAGAAATGAAAACGTATTTAACCGATTGGGTAAATACATATAGGGGACCTATTAATCAAAAAGTAAATGTTAAAAATATAAAAAATACAGAAATGTATCTTGATGATTTAAAACTTGATGAAAGTGGTATGACGTTAGGCAGATATAATGCTGATTTAGATATTGTACAAGCAAATAGAAAAGTTTTTTATGATGCAGATATGACACAAGCTCTATCAGAAAATTTTAAAAGAACTCCTTCTGATTTGCGTAAAACAAATTTTTTACATGAATTAGTACATGCATTAACAAAAGGTACAAAACAATTTTCAACAACATTAGAAACTGTTATTGAAAAAGCAAAATTTGACAGTATTGAAGAGTTAGGTGCAATGGTTATGCCAGGAGCCCCTTTTAAAAGAATGGCATCAGGAAGAATTGCACCTATTGATAAAAAATATCATACATACTTATCGAAGCCAACAGAAATATTTGCACGAGTATTTGAATTACGATATGATTTAAATGAGTCTGCAAAAAATCTTGCTAAACAAAATGTACGACTTAAAACAGATTTATTTAATAAAAATAAAGCATATACAGAATTAAGAGCAGTTTTATCTCATAAACAAATAGAAAATTTATACAACAATTTACCTGCAATGCTTCCGTTAGGAATGTTTGGTAAAGGCAAATTAAATGACAAAGATAAATAATATATCTGTACAAGAAGAAGCATTACAACTAGCTAAAAAAGATTTAATATCATTTGGTAAACTATTTTTGCCCGATGATTTTTTGCGAAGCGAGACTCCTCCGTTTCACTATGAAGTAGCAGATACTATCAATGATCTAAACAAAAAACAAGTGGCTATTATATTACCTCGTGGTCATGGAAAAACAGTACTTACAAAAGCCTCTATACTCCATGATTTTCTTTTTTGCTCGGAGCCACATTTTTATGGATGGGTATCTGCTACTCAAAAACTTGCAACAGGCAATATGGATTATGTTAAATATCATTTAGAGTTTAACGAAAAAATTCATTATTACTTTGGTCAACAAAAAGGCAAGAAGTGGACTGAAGAAGATATTGAATTACAGAATGGATGTAAACTTGTCTGTAAATCGAACATCTCAGGTATTCGTGGTGGTGCAAAGTTGCACAAACGATATGACCTAATAATATTGGATGATTTTGAAGATGAGAATAATACACTTACTCCAGAAAGTAGAGCAAAAAACGGAAACCTTATCACTGCGGTTGTTTATCCTGCTTTGGAGCCTCACACTGGTCGTTTGCGTATCAATGGTACTCCTGTGCATTTTGATAGCTTTATTAATAATCTTTTAGTCAATAACGAAAAAGCAAAAAAAGAAAATAGAAAATTCGCATGGGATGTAATTACGCATACTGCTATTGACAAAAAAGGTAACAGTTTATGGAATAGTTGGTTTCCTATTAGCAAATTAGAGGAAAAGAAAAAGTTTTATCAAGACTCAGGTATGCCTCATAAGTTCTATCAAGAATATATGATGCAAGTACAGAGTGCTGAAGATTCTATATTTAATCGCAAACATTTACGATATCATGATGCAAAGTTTTCTATTGATGATGAGACGGGAATACCTTTTGCATATCATAATGGTAAAGAGTTACCGCTTAATATATATGCTGGTGTAGACCCTGCAACAGATAGCATGAGGTCAAATAGCGATTATAGCGTTTTAATTGTTATTGGCGTAGATGAACATAATAATATTTACGTTTTAGATTATATACGAAAGCGTGGACTACCTGTTATTGGAATACAAGGAGAAGACAAACTTGGTATCGTTGATTACATGTTCCAACTCCAAAATCAATACAATCCTAATTTATTTGTGGTAGAAGACACAACAATGTCTAAACCAATATTTCAAGCATTGCGTAGTGAAATGCGTAGACGAAATGATTTTAGTGTCAAATTTCGTGAAGAAAAACCTGGTACTAGAATGAGCAAGTTAGATAGAATACAAACAATACTTGCACAACGATTTGCAATTGGTTCTGTACATATTAGAAAAACTCATTTCGATTTAGAGCATGAAGTGTTAACTTTCGGACCAAGAATGGCTCATGATGATACGATTGACGCATTAGCCTACGCATGTAAATATGCATCCCCACCAAAAAACCTAACTGTCTCTAAGCAAGGAATATATTCAAAATATAAACCCAAGCCAAAATCTTGGGTTGTTGCATAGGAGAAAAGATGAGTTTAAAACTAATCGCTTTAAAGTTAGCAGAAGAACAAGCTGACCAACTAGGTAAAAAAGCAGTAGAGTGGGTTCAATCAGAAGAGTTTCAAGAAGACCTCGCTAGTAAAATAAATAAAAAAATCGACATTCCTTTTGTATCTGAAGAAAAAGAACAGATATTTTTTGAAAAGTGTGTTGATTTAGTTGCTGATGTTATTGAAGGATTATTTAAGGATAAATAATCTTGACAAACAAAGATAAAGCAAATCGAATAAAATCGTTATTTAATTCATTAAATGATGACCATCGTGTTGATTGGGAAACAGTCAATCAAGAAGGGTACGATTTTTATTTAGATAATCAACTTTCTAAAAAAGAAGTTGAGGCTCTTGAAGAGCAAGGAATGCCTACGTTTACAGTAAACAGGATAATACCCGTAGTTGAAATGTTAAATTTTTATGCAACTGCGAATAATCCTCGATGGCAGGCAGTTGCTCAAGAGGGTAGCGACAGTAATGTAGCAGCTGTATTTAGCGATGTTGCAGATTATATTTGGGCTCAAAGTGATTGTGCTACCCTCTATAGCAATGTTATTAATGATGCAGTAACAAAAAGTGTTGGATATCTAATGGTCGATGTAGATGCAAATGCAGATAGAGGCATGGGTGAAGTTGTTATTAAAAATCCAAATTCGTTTGATTTATGGATAGACCCAAAGTCTCGTGATCCATTGTATCGTGATGCAAGTTTTATGTTGGTACGAAAAGTATTGCCTAAAGAACAATTGATTCATATGTATCCAGAGTATACTGCAAAAATAAAAAAAGCTACTGGTTCGTTTAGTGAGTATAATTATTCTCCTAATGAAATAGTTAGTGCAGATTTTCAAACAAATGACATTAATACCGCATACAACAACAAAGGTGGTGATTCGCCTTTAATAGATTATATAGAATGTTTTGAAAAAGAATCACGAGCATTTTATAATGTATTTATCAGTATACCTCCAAGTCCTGAAGAATTACAATCTGCACAAAAAACTATTGAAGTGCAATTAGAAGAAATGTCTAAAGAAATGCAGATACAATTGCAAGAGGTACAAATGCAGTTGCAACAAGCAGTAGATGGTGGGCAAATGTTACCCGATAGAATGGCATTAGAGCTTGAAAAGAAAATGAAAGCAAATGAAGCACAGCTTGCACAGGCATCTACAAAACTAATGAGTGAAGCACAACAAAGTTTAACAAAAACAGAAAATAAAGTAATATCTGAAAGAGCATATAAAATATTATTACAAGATGAGCAAACAGTTCAGTTTATTACAAATGCAGTAAAATTTTATAAGAAGGTTATTAAATTAACTTGTACTGTTGGCGACCAGTTCATTAAGGAACGCGACCTTCCTAGTGAACACTACCCGATTATCCCTTTCACATATAAGTGGACTGGTACGCCATTTCCAATGAGTGCAGTTTCTCCTTTAGTTGGTAAACAAAAAGAAATAAATAAAGCACATCAATTAATGGTGCATAATGCATCGCTTGGCTCTAGTCTTAGATGGATGTACGAAGAAGGTGCAATAGATACAAGTTATTGGGAACAGTATAGTGCTTCTCCTGGTGCATTACTTCCTGTAAATAGTGGATATCAAGCACCACAACCTGTAATGCCAATGCAACTTTCTAACGCATTTGCAAATATTGTAGAGAGTGGCAAAGGTGAAATGGAATATTTAGCTGGAATATTTGGACAAGCTATGGGCAACCCAACAGGGCAATCTGATACATACAGAGGAATGTTAGCTTTAGATGAGTATGGTACAAGAAGAGTAAAACAATGGATGAAATCTGCAATAGAGCCAGCGTTAGTTCAGCTTGGAAAAGTAGTAAAAGATTATAGTCAGGCAGTTTATAAGGCACATAAAGTATTCCGATTGGTGCAACCAAATAATATGTCTGACAATGGCAAACAGGTAGAATTAAATATTCCAATGTATAATGATATGGGTGAGGCTATTGGCAAATTTATGGATTATAGCGTAGCAAAATTTGATGTACGAATTATTGGTGGTTCTACATTGCCACTTAACAGGTGGGCATATCTATCTGAATTAAAAGAATTATTAAAGCTAGGTGTAGTTGATGATATTGCAGTTCTAGCTGAAACAGACGTTAAGCAAAAAGATAAGATTGCTGAACGCAAATCGTTGTATGCACAAATGCAACAAAAGATTTCTTCGCTTGAGAAACAAGTAAAAGACCAAGCGGGAATAAGGCAGACCCTTGAAAGACAACTGATACAATCAGGAGTTAAAGCAAAGGTAATGCAAGTTGAGAATGAAGTGCGTAAAAATGCTGGTGATACAATGGTCAAGATGAAAGATACACAAAGACGAATGCAGACTGACCGAGATATTACTAGAGAAAAATTACGCTTAATCGAACAACAAACAAGGAAAGCAAATGGAAATGGAACAAATGGCAAACCCAGAGATTGATGAAAATGCTGTACCTCAAGAAGCAGTAGAAGAAGCAGTTTTTGGCTCCAACGATAACCAGTTCTTTGCCGATCTAGACCAAGAGGTCAATGGACTTATCCAAGACGACGATGTCGTTGAAGATGTGTCCGAACTACCACAAGTAGAAGAATCGGTAACTCAGGCTCCTAATATAGGTAACCCTGACTCTGAACAACAATATGTGGATTATGAGAAAAGGTACAAAGACTCTTCAAGGGAAGCACAAAAAATGAAAGCACAACTTGATGAGATTGAACCTTTTATGCCTATCCTTAATCGAATGAATGAGGATGAAGGCTTGGTAGAAACAGTTAAAGACTACTTAGTAAACGGAAAGACAACAGCGAATTCTCTAGACCTTCCCGAAGATTTTGACTTCGATATGGAAGAAGCAATGAAAAATCCAACGAGTGATTCAGCTAAGTATTTTAACTCAGTTATGGACAATGCAGTAAGTCAAAAAGTAAATAGCATATTAGGTGCAGAAAAAGAAGCTACACAAAAGCAATTAGCACAAGAAGAACAAAGCAAAAATGCTACAGAGTTCAAATCAAGAATGAATATATCAGATGAACAATTTGATGACATGATGAATTGGGCAAACAATCACAATATGACTTATGATGATATTTATTACATGAAAAATCGTGATAAAATATCTGCAAATGTTAGTAACGCAACGAGAAAAGATATGTTGAATCAAATGCAGTCTGTACGGGAAATACCTACATCTCAGAGTAATGTAAACTCTGTTGAAGTAAAAACAGACCCGAACAAATCTGTGTTGGATGCCATTAAAAATCTAGATGGAGGAACTGATAACCTTTTCGGCTAAGATAAATAGAAAAGGAGTTTAACATGGCGGACAATCCATTTAAACTATCACAACTAGGTCAAGCTCCTGCGTCTTCTGCCGATCAAGATAAGATTGGTGACCTGCGTAGGCGGTATAACTTTGGTGCATCAGTATCTGAGTTAGCTATTGACCAAACCCCATTTTTTAGGTTTATTTCCCAAGTAGGAAGTTCTCCAACAGATGACCCTGAGTTTAAATCAACAGAAGAGAGACATAGCTTTCATAAAAGATATGCCTATGTCATAGCTCACGATGCTGATGGAAGTGGTTCTCCTGCAACAGCAAATAATGCTTATGCAGTAATACAATTAGCTACTAGTAAATTTGCTGCTGGCTCAGTGTTTTCACTTAAACTAGAAGCTGATTTTCAGTCTGCTGGTAATGTGCAAAGCATTTTAGGTCAAAGCAGTATTGCTATTGGTGCTAGTGGCACAAAGCCTATATGGATGCTAAAAGGTCAATTGATAAAGATTCCTATTTATCATGCAACTTCTGCTACAAATAGTACAAAAGTAAAAGATGATTATCTTATTTGTAGAATAGAAGAAGACCCAGCAGATGTAGCTTCAGGAGCTGATGATGCAAAAGTAGTAACTGTAAAAGTAAAGCGTGGTGCTGACCCATTATCAGGTAACAACGTTTATGCTTTTGCTGGACAAAAATATGCTAGTTCTGCTTGGACTTTTGGTGATTTAGTATCTGCTGAATCAAGCAAAGTATATCCTGTTGGTACTGCACATGCAGAAGGAAGTTCATTTCCATCTACTTTTAAAGATAGTCCATACTTAGTTCGTACTGGGTATACACAAATCTTTAAGACTACTTGTCAAATGACCAATACTGCTAGAGCAACTCAGTTAAAGCTAGTTCCAGATGAGTGGGCAAGAATATGGAAGAACAAACTCATTGAGCATAAGTATGACATTGAACAAGCGTTATTGTTTGGTCGTGGTTCATACGATGATACCAATAGAATTGGGTACACTCAAGGTATTGTAGACTTTGTATTACAAGAAGGTAATATCTTTTCTTGGAGTACTTCTAAGTCACAAGACGATTTTCTTGAAGATATGAGCAGTTTCTTAGACCCTCGTTATAACAATGCAAATGCTACGTTATTTATGGTTAGTACAGAAGTATACAACTGGCTACATAAGCTAGGTGGGTACATGACTGCTAATATGAGAGAAGTAGGTGATGGTACTGTTGCAAACTCACTAGCTAGGCTAGATATGGGTATTATGGGTAAATCAAAGAAATTTGGTTTAGACATTACTACTATATCTACTCCATATGGAGATATGAATGTTACTAGAAATATTCATCTAGATGGTGCTGCAAGTGGTGCTTCAATTGTTGCGGTTAATATGCAACATGTAAAGTACAGACCTCTTGCTGGTAATGGCATAAATCGTGATACAGCGATCTATGTTGGCGTACAGTCACTTGAGAACACAGGTGTTGACAGAAGAATCGACCTCGTACAAACCGAGGCTGGTTTACAGTGCAACATGCCTGAAGCTCATGCGGTTTGGAAATAATCCAACCTTATAATGTTGTTCGGGGGGAGCAATCCTCCCGAATAGCAAAGGAGTAATTATGGCAACATTTAACGTACAAATATCAAATATGGCTGGAGCATTAACAAGTGAGGATGTAGATACTCACATTGAACATGCTATAAAAGATGTTGTAAACAAATTAGCACGAATCAATCCTGATATGATGCATATGTTTAGTGGAAATGAAAATAATGCTGATGGTAATGGATTTGTGCAAATAACAGATAATAATATGATTTTTAAGGTCGCAAGAAGAGAAGGTTCTGTTTATCGTACTTGTATTGAAGCTCCGTCAAGTTTAGAAGCAGATTTAGTTGATGCAAATAGTTTAAATAAAGCAACGACAGAATATCCACGATATATTCGTAGTAATAGTAAAATTACTGTATTTCCTACTGTAACGACTGCTAATTATATATCAGTTACAAAAGTTGTATATGGAGTTGCATCTACAGATTCAGGTGGAAATGGTGTGATTACAAATTTTCCTAGTGGTATGTACCCTATGGTTGTTTGTCATGCGGCAATGAATACAATACTTGAAAAAATGGCTGAAACGCTTCCTGCAGGTGCATTGCAAGATGTTGACCAGTTACAAATAGATGGTAATGCTTTTTCAGATAATGCATCACCTACTGATGCAGAATTAGATAATCCAAGTCATTATTTTGCAAGATTAAGAGAATTTATTAACGAGGAAGAAGACACAGAGCTATCTGCAGTGCAATTAGAAAAGATAACTGCATATCTTAATTGGTATGCAACATCAATTGAAAAAAATAAAACAGACTATAATTGGCTTATGGAGCGTTTGATGATTTTAAAAGATAGATATGAAAAAATGTTTTTACCATATGTAAGACAACAAGGACAAGAAGATGCCAGAAGTGAATCCTAGTACAAGTTGGTCTATAAATGCAGTTGGTAATTCTACAACATGGACTTCAGCAACAGTTAATCCTTCTAGTCCATATAAAATTAACAATGTGCTTATTTATGGTAGTTCTAGCAGTAATAGAATAACCTGGGAATCAATTACATCAATATGGGGTGATTAATGAAAGTAAAAGAATTAATGGAAAGAGTTGGTACTACAAATTTTGGATTTACCAAAGCATATATTGCTGATGGTATGCGAGAAATAAATAGTATGTCAGAAGAATCTGTAAGTACTGCAAAAACAGATTTAATAAAAGACCAGCGTTATTATGCAATGCAAGACTCTGATGTAAGCGGAATGGTAAAAATATTAAACGTTGCTATTCTTGATTCAGATTCAGGTACTTATACAAATATAAATCGCATAATAGGTAATGTAAGTGTAGATAAGGATCAAATATGAGCAATCTAATTAGAATTAATGATACAAAATATGGATACTATGTTGAAGGTGGCAATATTGGCATACTAGAACAAAATGTAGAAACAGGTAAGTATGATAGTCCTACAACAAATATTACTAATGGATTAATGATACGATTTACAACAATGCCTTCATTACCAACAAGTGAATCTTCTACTTTAGATGTAGATGAGTTACTAGCTATTGCATTAGTAGATTATGTAAAAGCTAAAATATTTGAGCAACAAGGCGATTATGATAAAAGACAATTTCATATGAGAGAATTTAAAAAACATGTTATGCAACATCAGAAAAATAAAAATGGTGGTGCTAAAATAATCATTCCAACTGGTGTTGGAGCAATACGATAAGGAGTAACTATGAGTGATATTACATATGGTTCAAAAACAATGAACAGTTGGACTTCACAAGAAAGTGTAGCACCTTTTATTAAAGCTGTTGTTAGTGATGGAAGCGTTGTAGACCCATCAAGAGCAGTTGTTAATAAAGGTTCTGGTGCATCTGTAACACTTACTATTGGTGGTGAAGAAATTGCTATTTATATGCTGCAAGGAGTAGTGTATAAAATATCTGCAACAAAATCAAGTTCAACAAATGTAGTGTTTTTGTACTAATGGCAGGTATACAAGGTAAATCAGTAGGTAGTACATACAAAGACCTACTTAATATTAGTGGTTCTACGCCCAATGAGGGGGTTACAAGCTCGTTAAAATCAGTTTTTGATGGTGATGGTACAGAAACTGCAATTCAACTTTCTACGACCCATTTAAAGATTCCTAGCGGTAAAACCTTAGAAATCGCTGGTACACTTAATTCTGTAAATGCAACACTTACTGGTGATTTAACAGTAGGCGATGACTTAACAGTTACAGACCTTATTTCAGGATCATCAGGAGCATTTACTGCAAGAGTTTCTGCTAATGATATGCGAATTGGTGGTGGCTCGGGAAATAATGGAACAACAATAGATGGCAGTGGAAATGTATTTACAGACTCTAGGGTTACTTGTAATGATATGCACAT